CGAGAGTTTAATGCCGACGACTCTCGGGCGTCCCGAACGTTGAAGATGCTTCTTGTCGGCAGTTGGCAAACTGCCTCTTTTCAAGAAGTACTTCAGAAGGGCACCTTCTCCTGAGATTTGATTCTTAGGAGGATCGGCGAACACCTTCCAACCCTTCGCCAAGGGTTGGTGTGTCTTGGAGTCTTGAGAATGGATATCGAAACTTCCATCCAAATTGACTCTACCCAGCAAAGGAGAATCAGGTCCCACCCGTGGAAAATACCCTTTCAGGATTTTCGACAGGCGTGAGTCGATATCATCGACAGATGAGGTGAATCCGGCAGCATAAAGCTGATTCCGGAAATCAACCCATGACACGATTTCCTTTACGTCCCTCAGTGATGAAGGAGCAATCTCTCGGAGCTTTACGACGGAAACGTCGTGCCCACGAAAGTACTCCTTTCCACAAGACTCACGGAATTTGCCATTCCAGAAACTCTTGTGGTGATTAACCTTGAAACCAAACAGGTCCAAGGCCTCCATCACCGAATGCGCGTATTCCACGGGAACGATTATATCATCCCCGTAAATGCGCACCCTATCTCGGAAAGATTGTATATCTCTCCAAGATAGACGGCGTCCGATTGCATTCTCAATTCCAACGAAAACTATGGTCGTAAAGATCACAGCTTCCACGGGAAAAGTGAGTGCAGAACCCATTGACGCGAACTTGGTGAGGTTATGTAAACCAAAACCAGGTACATCAGCTTGAGTCGATCTGCAGGCGGCAACCGCATCCAAAAGGTGCGTATAGCCGCGAAGCAAATATACAACAAGTTGATTGGAGACCCGATCCGACGCTTCACTGAGATCCAGCGTAGCGAGAGATCCATCAACAGAAGCTCTTTTTGCCATTTGCCGGTTGGGCTCTTGGTCGGAAAAACCGACGAAGTTCCCACAGACCGATGAGGTCTCCAGCAAATAGACGAGCTTCTCCGCGACGGCCTGTTGCGCATATTGCATGCACACAGGTTCAATCGCAATGATGCGAGGGGTCTCCAGCGTTTTAGGGACAGGAGTGACCTTGACAGGCCGCTCCTCACCAGGCGACAAGAACTTGACACCCTCAAGATTCATCCAGAATCTTGGGTTGGGGAGAATGAAATCCACAGAGTGGAATCCACCCTCCTCAAGACGTTTGGTCCACTCTCGCTGATCGTACTTCTCGTTTCCGAGAAGTCGATCAGCGGTGGAACCAGGGCCATGTTTCGGTATGAGCTTTCCAGCAGCGTGGAAGTTATCCATTCTGCTGAATACCTGACCGAACAGTATACGCGAAAGACGGGTGAACTGGAGGATATTATCCTCTGTCCATGCGTCAACGGATACTGCAAGTTCTTTGTCTGTTTCGATGTATTGTTCAAGAGCATATCTCTCGCGATCGTAAGAACACGGGAGAGCTACCTTTGAACACAAACGAGTCAACTGTCGTATCGCTACGATAGCTGACAAGTTTGGCACATCGAATAGGACGCCATCACTGCGTCTGAACACAAGCTCAAGGAAACCTCCAAGAAATTGGGGGAGACCTCCCTTTCGCTGGAAACCAGCGAAATGGGCGTGAGCGACCGCGCCTTGAGAAAGGGCTTCATCGAAGTCCTTACCAAAGCGAGGTAAGGTTATCGTTAAAAACGATAACCCCTCATGTTCAGAACGCCGCGAGACTGTTTCGAAGTCTCGCGTGGTGCAAACGCGGCATCGATCGCCAAGATCTTTGGCGATCGCCCTCCAAAGTAACATGGGGCTTTTCATCTACCACATCCTCTTGGATGCTGCTAGAATCCTGACTCATGCTACATGATCCCACGATTCAGCTTTCACCACCAACAAGCTTGGTGATGTTAGCACCAGTAGTCGCTGAAAGATTGGCTAGAAGCCCATCAACAACGGCTTTTGCACTGGCTGCGTCGTACCCAGTCGGAGTGTCCACAGTCACTGACACAGTCATTGACTGAGAAACATTCTGACCGGCGACGAGCGGATTCGCGACAAGCGTATCCGCAATGAATCGAATCGTGTGACGAGTCCGACGTCCGTACGAATGAAGAATATTCATTCGATGCGCACGGTCGGCAGTCGCATAGGACGCCCCATCTGGGGACGTACCTGTGCGATTCAGGGTCTTGGCAGACCCCGACACCGTCACACTTTGAGGATCAGCATACATGAGATTACCTTTTCGGGCTTCAGGCCTTGTAAGGCCAGTGATGAACGAAACCACCTTGTGGGGGTTCCGGTGTTCGCTTCACAGCGACTTCGGGATCCTGGTAATACCAAGGGCCCCTAGGATTGCCCATTGCCTATTTGTAAAGGCTGATGAGTTCAATCCAAAACCATAGGGTGATGCTTGTTCACGGCGCTTTCTTATTCCAGAAAATGCGTCCGTGACGGGTGATTGGCATATCGTTCCGGCTTTTGGCCCAGATACGCTAACCGTCCGACGGTACTCACGGGTTGTTGTTTCCATGACGTAACCGTACTTCATCACTAGCCCGTCTTGCTGGAACGAGGACACATTACTCAGTAATGGTCCTACGTTGGCAAACCAGTCGACGAGCCAACTCCAGGGAGCAAGATTCCATAAAACCTCGGGAGTAATCTCGAGGCCATATAGAAGTCTTGCCTGAGTATTAATACGTCCAAGTTCCGTCATACGGCTTGGCTCGTAATAATACTTATAGCATCCAGAAAACCACTGCTGGCGAGTAGTGGTGTCTGAAGTGCTATACTCTGGAGGCGACGTCCAGGCGACATTATTCATCCAACCAGGATACTGAGAATTGTTCCTGGTTACAATGAGATGTCGCTCTGGCGGAAGGATACGCTGACGGCGTAGGTCTTTCCCTGAATACTTCTCAAGCTGTTTCAGAATCTCGTAAGAGTCCGAAATAGCTTTAGAAGCAGATTTCAGGTCTGAAATTAGTGGCTTCCAACCGAATTCTAGGTTCAGATACTCCGAACCTAGATTCCGGAAGAAGGAAGCTCTATCTTTCAGAAGCGTTGAGCCAATCATCGAGGGCAAGCCCTCTCTGAACAGCTCAGCAAGAGAGACTGATCCGTCAACGATGGGATTCGTAGGAATAGTCTGCGAGATGAAATTGGTACCGGCCACCTTCAAATCAGAGTTACCTAGATTTGAGGAAGGCCAGCCAAATGCATCAGCGTCAGAAGCTATTCCACGAAAGGGAAGTGGGGGAGTACCGAAAGTAGTGACATAGTCACTGCTTCCTTCCTCCCACAACGATCCTGACAGTTTTGTTGAGTATTCAGCTTTCCCATCTCTGGGAACAACTGCATGTCTCAACTTAACAGTGTCAAATGGACCCCCAATATCCCGCAAAGAATGTCCGCCTAATTTGCGCCATTCATGCCCTTCTGACAAAGTCACTTGTTGTGATACGATTCTTACGGAGTTGGACGAAGTGGATTTAATCTGGCCAGTAGTATTATCTACTACTTGCCTAAATCCATTATACGTCCGATCCGATAAGATCCTAGCACGGCGTGACAATGTCATCGTCAATCCTTTCGGATTCCTATGGGGAGGGAAGACATTTTGTGTCCGGCTTGCACCTGGTGCCCCG